CTATTTAGCTTTTAATTTATGAGCAAACAAGTTATCTAGTTTATTCGCAGCCTCCTGGTCTGCTTTTTGAAGAACATGTCCATAAGTATTCATCGTTATTCGAATATCTGAATGACCTAATCGCTCTGAAATAATTTTTGCATGCACACCTTGATTGATTAATAAAGTAGCTGAAGTATGACGTAGATCATGAAGAGTTATATATCTAACTCCTACCCGTTTGGTGAATCGTCTCCACCAAGTAGTTGGAGTATCTGGGTAAAAGTGAGTTCCATCCAAATTGCAAAATACCCATTGATGTTTTTCTTCTATCCAAAGTTCGTCAGACTTCATTTTTTCTTTTTTCCAATGCAGATGATAAGCTTTCATTTCTTCTACAACAGAGGATGGTAAAGAAATTATTCTCTTGGAATTTTTTGATTTAGGACCTTTGATAACAGGTCTGCCGTTTCTCCCTTTGGTAATACCTTGAACGATGTCAATTGTGCCTTTTTCTAAATCTACCCTAGACCATTCCAAACCTAAATTTTCACTTCTTCTCAATCCTGCCGCAAGAGCTAACGTCAAAAACATTCTCCAGTGAAATGGTTCGTTCTCAACTGCTTTAAACATCGCTTCGACTTCTTCCTCGTCATAAACATTAACCTCACGATCATCAGTCGCCTTTGGTTTTTTAACATTCTTAACAGGATTCGATTTTATTACTTCCCACTCGATAGCACGCTCGAAAATATTTCTTAGGGTTAAGTAGGTATCTTGTTTTGTTCGTTCGGAAATCGGTATACTACTACCATCAACTCTCTTCATCTCGTCTAACAAATTGATAATATGCATGGGCTTTATTTGGTCTAATCTTTTAGAACCGATGGCTGGCAATATATGATTCTTAATATGAGATAAATAATTTGAAAGTGTAGTCTCTTCCAACTCCTTTACTGCATATTTAGTTTCCCAATCGGTGATGAAGGTTTCTAATGTCATTTTCTCTGGTGCAATATATTCACCCGCCTCAACTTCAATTTTGAATTTGTGAAGTTCAGATTCTAAATAATCTCGTAGCTTTTTTGTAGTTTTTAACAAAGGTTTATCTTCAACTCTGATTGTTTTAGTTCTCTTTTTTCTTTTTCCTTTAGCATCATATCCTGTTTCAACAACCAAAAGAAATGAATTTTCACCTCTTCTTTGAATGCTTGCCAATTTTTACCCCCTCCTAACAAGAATGTATGTTCTTTTTTATTCCAAAAGAAAAGCCCAAGAAGGGCAATCTTACCTTTCACAAGCATAATTATCTTTGTCTCTATCCATTTTAGATTGATAAGCAGCGTGGGAGCTTGGTACACCATTAGGATAAACTTTCCTAAGTTCGGTACAATTAGCAAAATTTTCGCTCCCACCAGATGTTGTGGTTGCAGAGTTTTGATCAGAATTACTAGATGTTGAAGCATTTGAAGATCCAGAAGTGTTTGAGCTAGCTGTTGTAGATGTCGTATTTTTACTTGCCAGCTGTCCTTTTAAACTACTAACCTCATTGTCTAACGCTTTATTTTTGCTTTCTAGATCTGAAATTTGTTTAGTAAGCCCTTCTTTTTCTTTATCAAAAGCTGCTTTCTGATCGCTAAGCTCCTTTTCTGCTTTTTCGGCAGCTGCTACTTTAGCTGATACTTCCTTTAGATCTTTATCTAATTTTTCTTTTTCCTTCGTTAATTCCTCATTGCTACCTTGTAGTTCCTTTACGTCTTCCTTGAGAGTCTTAACTTCTGCGGTTAATTTTTCATTATCTGCTAATGCTTCATCTAATTGCGCCTGCACTCCTGTGTCCATATAGGAGCCACCGATTATGAATAAGAGTAATCCTCCAATAAATGATGGGTAAAAAATCTTTTTAGAAAGTGTCCGACTTCGATCCTTAAGTTTTCGAATAAAATGAAAAGCTAAGTAGATTAAAGAAAATAAAAATATTAAAAATCCAATTAAGAATATAGCGGTCATATATTACACTCCAATTGTGTTTTTTTGTAGAATAGAAAAATCCTATTTAATAATGGCAATTTTTTGGTTAAATTATCTTTCGCATGCCCAGTTATCTTTGTCACGATCATGTTTAGATGCATATGCTGGATGATCGCTTGGCACCCCATTCGGATAGACTTTTCTTAATTCTGTGCAATTTTGGAAATACTCACTTCCTCCAGAAGATGATGTGGTCGTACTAGCATCATTATTATTAGAATTGCTATTTGTATTAGCTGAACTTGAAGAACTAGAAGAACTAGAAGAACTTGAGTTGTCAGAAGCAGTTTCCACAGTATCCAAATCACCTTTTGTTGTTCCGCTGTCTCCAAATGCCCATAATCCAGTACTATTTTCACGTGCTTCTTTTGCAAACTTAACAAAATAATCACTGTACTTAACATCCGGTGGATAAGTAGAAGGTTCTGCATATCCATTTAAGACCAAATCTGCATTAAACATTTTCGAACGAATTTCTGATTCGTTCATATCGTCTGTGGGTATTGCTAACCAAATAATTCTTAAATAACGGTCATATCTGTCTGTATCAGAAACGTCTTTTTGTAACCATACTTGTTTACCTTCTAGTTTAGAAGAAGTGTAATTGCTTGCTTCCTCCCCATATTCTTCGGTCCTAGTTGTTGATTCAGGAGTATTTACTCCAATTAGACGAACTTTTCTACCATCAGAGAGCTCAATTGTATCCCCGTCAACTACTCTAGCAACAGTAACAGATTCTAATCCTAGACTTGCAGCAAGTTCTTCTTGTTTCTTTTTAGCTTCTTCTTCAGCATTAGCTTTTGCCTCAGCTTCTTGTTTAGCTTCAGCATCTGCTTTCTTCTTGGCCTCTTCCTCAGCTTTTTTCTTAGCTTCTTCTTCTTTTTCTTTTCTAGCTTGCTCGCTTGCTAACTTGTCTTCTTGTTTTGCAACTTCTTTTGTATTTTCTTCAGATGGTTCAACTAGGATCATAGATATTACTAAACTAAAAATTAGTCCAATAGCAACAAACCAACCTGGTTTAGAAAAAGTAATTTTTCCTTTTCTTTTTTGTGCGATTTGATACAATCCGAATAAAACAATTAGTACACCAATCCAGGCAACAGGAGTAATTATAGTCATCGATAATGTAAACAAAATGGCAACTATACTAAGGATCCATCTTAAAATGCCCAATTATAACACCTCACGAATTTAATAACTTTTGTTTTTCAGCTTGGAATTCTTCTTCTGTAATGATTCCTTTTTCTTTAAGGCTACCTAATTGTTCAAGTTGTTTATATTTATCCTCAGTCTTTGGTGAAGATACTTTGGATGATGGTGTTTTCCCTTGATTTTTTGAGGATGCAATTTGTTTCCTTACTTGTTCTAAGAAATGTTTAAAATTGTCATCATTTACAATATCATCGAAAACTTTTTTTCCACGAGAAAAGTTAATATGTAATTCTTTTGATAAAAGCCCATCGTTAGCTAAAGAAATCCCAACCATTTTTTTATAATCAAATGATTCAAAATGCTCTCTATTAATGGTGATTGTTCCAAAAATAAGCTTTTGATCAGTAGCAACCAATACCCCTTTAATTTCCGTTTTTTTGTTTTTGTCATATTCTGCAGGTATAGTAGCTAATACTTTTTCATCTGGAGTAAGAATATTATTTTCCAAGTATTCAAATGTTTTTTTGTAAATAGCGAAGTTTGTTTTTGCTGTAAAACCTGGATTAGGACCAAAGAATTTCTTAACCTTCTCTAGTTCTAATTCCTTCTGCTTTTCTTTTTCAGCTTTTTTTATAGCCTTTTCTCTCTCTCTTTGGTCTTTCCAGGCTTGATATTCTTTTTCCTTTTGTGCTTTTCTTTCTAAAGCTTGTTTCTCACGTCTTTCTTTTTCCTCAGGAGATAAATCTTCCTGGCCTAATAATTTTTTGAAAAAGCTCATATCTGCACCCCTTTTATAAAATTATGTAATTGTGGATAAAAAAACCAATAAAAATTAAAATTTTTTTAGGTGTGCAACTTCCTTTGGCACACCATACATTGCAGCTGTTTCATAGATAGTAGTTTGGTAGTTCTCATTAATTACAGAATCAGGAATAATAAGCTCGACAGCAAAAGTATTAGCTTCAACTTCTATACGGTTTGTAGAGTAAAGAGTGTTTTCCCTTAAAAAGGGTGTATTAACTCTAGGATGAAGCTGCGAGTGCCCTAATTCATGGGCACACACAAATCTTTGTGAAATTTCATCTAAATTACTATTAATAAAAATATACTTATTTCTTTTATCGTATTTGTAGAATCCATTAATTTCTTCATGCAAATTCCAAGGAATTATATGTACATTTTTAAACCTCGCCAGTTCAAATGGATCGTTTGTGTTATATTTGTTTTTCAGGTCTTGTACTATTTTCTTGATCCAATCCAACAAAATCGCCCCCACATCCCTAATCTTTATCTCTATATTTTTTCGGGATGTACTTTTTGTTAATCCTTTGTGTTTGGCGAAAAGCATATTCCATGGCTTCTGCTAAAGATTCAATAGCCTCTTTACTCATCGGCTCGCCATTGAAGCTTAAACCATCTTGCTTGGTTAAATCTTTTCTAAATTCCTCCATTCGTTTTGCGATATCTTTTTCGTCTTTATCAGATAGTTCAGCATTATCAATAGATGTTTTTCCTGTTATTAAGTAATCAGTAGTAACGTTATAAAATTTTGCAAGCCTTCCAAGGATCTCTGAATCTGGTTCGCTTCTTCCGGTTTCATAATGAGACAATCTCGCTCTAGAAATACCGATTTTTTTAGCGGCATCTTCTTGAGACATTTTTCCTCTTAATTTTTTTAATCTATCTCCTATCATAAAAAAATCCCTTTCCTTACCATATATACCAACATTATAGATACAAGATGTATCGAAATAAAGTCATGATAAAAAATGTATCAAAAATCAGTTGACGATACAAAACGTATCATATATAATAACATCAGAAAACGATACAAAACGTATCGTAGAGAGGTGAAACAATTGAGACAAAGACTTGTTAATGAAAGGCTTAAAAGGAACTTAACACAAAAGCAAGTCGCTGGAATATTAGATATTTCAGAAGTTTATGTTAGGAAAATTGAAAAGGGTGTACGTAATCCTGGAAGAGAAACCATGCAAAAGTTCGAACAATTATATGGTGTCTCAGACAGAAAATTGTTTCCTGAGCTTTTTCAGGTATCAATTGATACCGATTGTATCGAAATGATCTGAGGAGGCTACACCATGAACCTTACACAAAAAGTACGATGGATATTCAGATGAAGAAGTCATCGCTCATCTTTTGGGAGCTGTAGAAATTTTGGATAACACTCAACACTAGGAGGTGCTGAATTGGAACTCAAAAGACTAATTGCGCAAAAGCACTTTAAAATGCAGCGCAAAACATTAACTGCCCAAGAAGTCGCTGATTACATCGGTGTTCACATCGACACAATTTACACCATGGTCCGCGAAAAACAAATCCCTCATTTCCGAGTAAGGCGGCGCATTTTCTTTTCAATAGAAACAATTAATGCCTGGATGCGGGATCAAGAACAAAAAAGTTTGGAGGCGATGTAATGAATTCACTACAACCCATTAGCCAGGGAGGAAAGCGAGTTTTAACAACAATCCAACTGGCTGAAGCTTTTGGAACAGATGCAAAAATTATCAATCGTAATTTCCAACGAAATGCAGATCGTTATGAACAAGGTAAGCACTATTTCGCTTTATCAGGTGAAGAACTTAGAGAATTCAAAGGGTCACGTCAATTTGACGACAGCCTAAAATTCACATCAATTCTTTATCTCTGGACAGAAAAAGGAGCATGGCTCCATGCAAAATCTTTAAACACCAATCAGGCTTGGGATGCTTACGAAATGTTGGTTGATGAATACTACTCCATTAAAGAGAACGTTGTTCCTCTCTCAAAAGATCAGGCTCTTGTCACTGTCCTTAGAACAACAGCAGATTTGGTTGAGGATACTCAATCATTAAAAGCTGAACAGCATGAAATTAGAAAGCTCGTCCATGAAATTGACCATAAAGTCGAAGAGCAAATCACTCTTACCAGCGGTGAACAGCGCCGGCTTCAAAAAGGTGTAGCTCACAGGGTCTATGAATTTACGCAAGAAAAGAAAGAAGCTGCCAGGCTTTTTAGAGAACTGTATCGCGAAATCAAAGACCGTTTTGGTGTAGCAAGCTACAAAGATGTGAAGAGAAAGGAGCTTCAATCGGCTCTTCGCTACATAGAAAGCTGGATTCCTAGAAAAGTATCTTAACTAAAATATACCAATTGTCTCAGTCACAAGAATACTTGGTAATTGGTACAAAAGGAGGAACTTTATATGAAGATTGGCGCGGAGCTTGCAAAAGCTCGAAAACGCCAGGAACTCACTCAACAGCAACTGTCGTTTGAACTACCTTGTTCTCGTGAGAGTCTAGCAAAATATGAAACCGGAACTAGAAATTTACCAGAGGATATGCGCCGGCCGATTGCCCAGTCATTGGATGATGTGGAGTTTTACTTCGCCACCTGGCATGATGCGGCTGGCGAAGTCTCCATTCCGTTTTTCAATGGAGAGTATATTGATCAGCACCCAGCCAGCATGGTGTTCCTGGTGCAGGCAGAAACAAAAGAAGCTCTTGATCATCTAAGCAAGGTTTCCTGGGTGAAACCCATACATACACGAACGGAGCAGGAAAGAGAAGAAATGAAGAAAACGGTTTTTGAGATTTTGGATGCGGCAGCAAGCATGATAAATCTTGTCGCAGTTATATGCAGGGAATATCGCTTTTCAATGAAAAAGCTATTCAGAGAATGGCGATTAACTTTGAAGGCTAGGAGGATGCAGAAGTGAGTAAAAGAGAAAAGCTGGACCAATTGATAAAAAAGCTTAAAAGCCAAGGCGTAAAGATAGATTGGGCTGTAAGAATCAGTACCCCAAAGGAGGGTTAAACAGTGGATTTAGGTTATGTCTTGGCAATGATTTGCGGAACTTACTTCGTATTTATTATGGGGATTTTGATTGGGGATTTTACAGCAGAACAAAAAGAAAAGCAGTAAGCTCACCACAGCTCACTGCCACTCAACACCAGGATATATTTCTATTCTACCACCACTAGAATAGTGCGGCAAGAACCTTTGTTCCTGTCGCGATAAGTCGGAGCGGATATCTACCACCCCCACCTCTTACGTTTCGGCTTATCGCGGTGTGAACAAAGCACCAAATACATAGAGAGGAGGAGCATTATGGGAGACCACCCTTTGATCGAACAAGTTCAGCGGACAGGCTTTCCGAATATGGCTGCCCAGCCGGAACATGCGGGCATCGATTATTTTGGAGACGAAATCCTTGATGGTGATGACATAGTGGAATATGACGGTGAAATCATCTTGAAGGACAACCTGGAGCGGTTCTTAACAGAAGTCATGGAATTTGAATTCAAAAATGCATGAAAAAGACTCCTGTTGGCGCAGGAGTCAGGGGTTTAAAGAAATTTTAAAAAACAATTTTAGTACCGTCATTGTAGCATATCGCCTGATGGCGGTAAAGGGAGGACTAATAATGGCAATTAACAATGCAATTCCTACAAAGGATATGAGCCGGTTTGAATGGCTGCAAGAACGCGCAAAGGGAATAGGCGGCAGTGATGCTGGAATCATTCTTGGGGTTAATAAATACCGTACAGCATTTGAGCTTTGGCTTGAAAAAACAGGTCAGGTTGAGCCAATGGAAATTGATAATGAGGCAATTTACTGGGGCAACGAAATGGAAAATGTGGTTGCCAAGGAGTTCGAAAAGCGCACAGGCAAGAAGGTCCGACGGACAAACTTCATGTACAGCCACCGGGATTATCCTTTTATTAAAGCAAACGTGGACCGTTTAATCGTTGGGGAATCAGCCATTTTGGAATGTAAAACAGCCAGTGCTTATCTTGCCAAAGAGTGGGAAGGCGAAGAAATTCCGGCCAGCTACCTTGTACAGGTCCAGCATTATCTTGGTGTTATTGATAAAGAAAAAGGCTATATTGCAGTCCTTATTGGCGGTAACAAGTTCATCTGGAAAGAAGTCGAACGGGACCAGGAACTTATCGATATGATTTTCAACGCTGAAAAACACTTCTGGGAATATCACGTACTAGAAGGACATGCGCCGGAGCTGGATGGATCCAGCGCAGCTGAGCAGTATTTGAAAGAAAAGTATGATCGTGCCGAGAAAAATAAAGAAATTGTTTTTCCGTCTGATTACAAAGACTTGTTAGTTCAATACGAAAAAGTGAAATCGGATGAAAAGCTGATTAAAACAGCCAAGACGGAAATTGAAAACAAAATAAAAGCAGAGCTGAAGGATGCGGAAACCGGAATCACTGATCAGTTTGTTGTCACCTGGAAGAATCAGAGCCGAAATAGTGTAGATTCTAAGGCTCTTAAAGAGAAGTTCCCAGACATCTACAAAGAGGTGCTGAAAGAATCCTCGTTCCGAAAATTTGCTGTAAAGGAGATTAAATAATGCCAGCTAAAATGAGAAAATCAGAAATCGCCGGCCTCATAGAAGCGTTTTTGGACGATAACGAAGACGATTTGAGCCCAAATATGTTTGTTGCTTTAGAAGAAGTTGCTGATGAGATTGATGACCGGGTTCAGGAGTTAGAGGAAAAAATAGAAGAACTTGAAGCGAAGATGGAGGATTAAATATGGCTACAAATTCAGCTTTAAAAAATCAATTAGCCAATAAACAAGAGACGTCAGCAAAGCAAGTTTCTGCTCAGTCTCTTGGCCTTAAGGGCTTACTCAATACACCTACCATGCAAAAGAAATTTGAACAGGTTTTAGCAAAGAAGGCGCCACAATTTATGGCATCGGTTCTTAACTTATATAACGGTGATGTTGGTCTGAGAGAAGCAGAGCCGATGTCCATTGTCTCAAGTGCAATGGTTGCTGCATCCCTTGATCTACCAGTTGATAAAAACTTAGGTTATGCCTGGATTGTCGCTTTTTATGACTCAAAAAGAGGCCATAAGGCGGCACAATTCCAGCTGGGTTATAAAGGCTACATTCAGTTGGCTTTGAGAAGTGGCCAATACAAGGCCATTAACGTTATTCCGGTTTATGAAGGGGAGCTCCTTAAATGGAATCGCCTGACGGAGGAAATTGACCTTGATTTGGATGCTAAGAAGAGTGATAAGGTTATCGGTTACTGCGGTTATTTCAAACTAGTTAACGGCTTTGAAAAGACCGTGTACTGGACCAGAGATGAAGTGGAAGCTCATAGGATTAAGCACAACAAGGCAAAGGATAAGAAGTCTCTCAATAATGTCTGGCGTTCTGATTACGATGCTATGGCTATGAAAACGGTTCTGAGGAACATGTTAGGTAAATGGGGAATCTTATCTATCGATATGCAAAAAGCCTTCACAGAGGACGAGCAGGAACGTGAGGTTAAGGATATTACGGATGAGGCGAATGAATATGACGAGCCTGTCCCATTCGATTCACAGAAGCAGGAAGATCCTTCATCCAATGATGAACCTGAAATCATTGATGCAGACCCTAAGAAGAAAAAGAAAAACGACAAAAAAATGTCCGCCCAGGAATCCATGGACATAGATTTTGAAGATGCATAACAAAACAAACGTCCTCCTTCCAGCTTGGATCTGGGAGGAGGCAAAGGATAAAGAGCATTTAAAAAAGCTTGTACTACAGTATATGCGGCGCTATCCGGATTATGTTGTAAAAGGTATCAAAAACGGATTCGCTGTCTACGAGAAAAATTAATTTGATAGGAAGGAGGTACATAGGTGCAAGGCTGGATAAAGCTTCACAGAAAGATACTAGATAACGAGATATGGCATGATGTCACCACTTTTCGACTTTTCACATTGCTGCTTCTGCAGGCTGTCCATAAGGATGGAGTAAAAGTAAAGGGCATTGAACTAAAGAGAGGTCAGTACCTCCGTTCCTATTCAAAGCTCGCTGAAGATCTCGAATACAAGGAAAAAAGAGGTTATAAAAAGGTCTCAAAAAGCACAGTTTTACGTTCGGTTAAGAAATTAGTTGAAGAAGGAATGGTGTCCGTTAGCGAAACGGATTACGGAACGGTATTCACTATCCTCAAATATCACGAATACCAAGGGTTTGACGATGATAACGAAACGCTAATCGAAACGGTTAATGAACCTTTATCGGAACGAAATCGAAACGTTATCGAAACGTTATCGGAACAAGAACAAGAATTAAAGAATGTAAGAATTAAAGAATGTAAAGAAGATACTACTACTACTGCACCGGTGGAGAATCCCATTCAGCTTTTTGAAAAACTGCTCTGCCGTTTGTCCCCTAATCAGTCGCACTCCTTGTATCAGTGGGTGGATGATTTCGGAGGGAAAACAGAGATCGTTAACGAGGCAATCACAATAGCGGATAACAAAAATAAACGTTATTTCGGCTTTGTTGAATACCTCTTGAAGGAATGGACTAATAACAAGATCGATTCACTAGACCGGGTTAGAGCTTTTGAACAGGAAAAATTCAACAAGGCTAAGATCAAGCCATACCCACGAAAAGGAGCTGTAAGGACGGAAATGCTGCCAGATTGGTTTTATGAATCTAATCAACCTAAGCAGGAAAAGTCAGCAAAGCCAGAGGATGATCTAGCTCGGAAAAAGGCTGAATTACAGGAAAAGCTTAAAAAATTAAAATCGGGGACGGAGAGTTGATCATGGGGATACTTTTTGAATCTGTGAAAGATCCAAGCCTTATTAAGCAAATGATGCGAAAAAATTACCTCGAAAAACTTGAAAAGTTAGGCATCACAGAATCGAGAGACGGCACCTCCATCTATTCACTGGATAATAATTCTTTGAAAAGGGAATTGACTCTAGCCCATTTTAGAAAAACCAACATCGATCATGACAGCAATAAATGGTTCTGAAAGGAGAAAGATTATGAATATCAAAAATGTTAAACCGGCTACACGCTGCCCTAAATGTAGAGCCAATGGTACGGTGATAAGCCATCGCAATGACCTCTTATTACTTGAATGCAGAGACTGCAACCGTCGCTGGAATACCTACTCAAAAACCTGCAAGGATTGCGGAAAGCCTAATTATTACTACGTGGAGGGCCCATGTGTGAAATGTTACTCGGAAAAGCACAACGCAGTATGAATCTTAAAGCCGCAACCTTGGGCCAGTTACTCTACATAGCAAAATACGACGATAAGGATGCGGCACATACTGAACTGAGAAGGAGGATAGCACTTGGAAGCTATGACCCAACCGAAAACGATTATCTGTCCGGGTTGCAATCGGCCACTGAAGAGCAAGAAGAGCATTGCGAAGGGATAGGTCCCATCTGTGAAAGAAAGCTCGAGAAACTCAAAAATGAGCCGGATGAAGACCAGTTGAAAATGGAGTTGAAGGATCAGGAATGAGTAAGTATGGCAACAAGAAAACAATACGCGACGGCCATCAATTCGATAGCTTGGCTGAGGCGAAATATTACGAGCAGCTGAAGTGGCTTATGCAGGCTAAGCAGATAAAATCCTTCAAACTGCAGCCACGATATTTGCTCCAAGAAGGGTTTAAGAAAAACGGCAAGACTATCAGGAAAATTGAATATGTGGCTGATTTTGAAGTGAAGCATTTGGATGGATCCATTGAGGTCATCGACGTTAAGGGCGTAGAGACAGAGGCCTTTAAGCTAAAAGCGAAGCTGTTCGATAAACTTTACCTCTATAGGCTGTAGGTCATTGCCTTTGATGAGAATCTCGGATTCATCGAGCTGGATAAATTGAAAAAACTGAAAAGAAAGGCTGTGAAGAAAGGTGCAAAGCGTACTAATCGTAGACGATCGGCCAGCCTGGGTAAGGCAAGAAGATAAACTGATGGTTTGTTTTTCTCGCTGTAAACAATACAGAAAATGCTCCTCCCGGATGGGAACGGATTGCAAAAAGCTGGGTGGAGCTGAGATACCGAAACTTAGAGGTTAGGAGGATGAAAGGATGCTGCAGGGTGTTTGCATAGATGACAGCCAGTCAGCAGTACTGGAGAAAGGGAAGCAGTATTATCTCTTTCCAAACGGATCCAAACATTTTTATGTATCGAATTTTCCTAACAAAAATGCTCATACAGGTTGCTATCAGGCTGATTGGTTTGCTGTATACGAGCAAGAACTTTGGCCAGAAGAACCAGAGGTAAGGGAGATTGAACTTGATATGGAAAAATTATATAAAGCATCCCTCATCTGGAGGAGAAAAGGCTATAGATCTACCGAGCTGAAAGAATACTACATAGAGCCGAAAGAAACACACGCGTATTTCTTTCATGACCGGGAGCTTAAACGGTGTGGCGGCTGCTATCCTCTCCATTGGTTTTCGGGCTTTGTAGAAGTTGAAACTGAGCAGATAAGTGATGAGATCATACTGGAATTTGAGGAAAGTGATCACGATTATACAGAAGATGTACAGGAGTTTAACGGATATGAGCAGTTGTCATTGTTCTAAATTTATATAACAGGGGTGAGTTGAGTGGAGATAGCTGAAAAGGCTTTTGCTGAGGGCGAATGGGTTGAAATAGTTAATACAAGGTTAAAAGGCTGCACAGGGTATATTATTAGGCGCCATTTGATTGAAGACGATTTTAAGGTGCAAATTACGAAAGATTCTAAGGGGAACAAAGTTGTCCCAAATGTGAATGTATGGATTTCTTCCAAACACCTAGCAGTCTATCAAGATGTGAAAAATGAAGATGATTTGCTGTCACTTATTAACCTGGCATTAGCAACAAATGATAAGAAGTGGTTTCTGGAACTGACAGCCCAGCTGCCAGAAGAGTTACCGTTTTAGATAACTAATTTTATACTATGTTTCATAAAAACTGGAGGGATGAAGAATGAAGGTTGAAGGAACTGTTCAAATTTCTATACAAGATTTTGATGAGCTTAGAGAAAAAGCAAAATGGCTTGATCAATTAAGAAGCCAACTTCGGCTATGTACAACTGTTGATCATAAGGAAATTAATGAAGATGAATGGATTCAAATTATCAATGTTGATGCTTTGAAAATAAAAAAAATCGCAGCTGAATACTCTGATGTGGAAGAAGTTTATGAAGATGATGTAATTCAATTGATAAATATCGAAAAAACAGCCCCTGCTGTAACAGAGACCGTTGAAATAACAAATTCACAAAATAAAAAAATGACAGATCCTTATCTTTATTAGGATCTGCTGTTTAGCCAATCCCACGCGTCTTTTGGTAACCAACCATTTCGATCAGAGGTTACCATGGTAACAAATAACCAATCATTTTTATCAATTACTTTAATCAATTTATCATTTATTGAAGTGGCGTTTGGATAAGTAAAAGTGTTTACATCAACAAACCAACCAGAATCCATAAAGTGATACCAATCTCCGAGTGCCTTAATTTCTTTGTATAAGGATTCGTAGTTTTGACCACTTTTATTTAAATCGTAAGTAATTAAATATACAGCCATTTTTCCACCTCCTCTCTAAATTCATAGTTCGACAAGAATGTGGAAAATCCTACAAGAAAGTAGTCTTAAAGTAACAAAAGAATAATTTAAGTTTCCCAGGCGGTGAGGGGATGAAGCAATTAGATTTATTCTCTTTCGCCCTGGAAGATCAAATCATCGATTTAAAACAGGGCGAAGAGATGGAATTTTTAAGAGGAAAGGAACGGCTGCTGATCCGGAAGCATGAGAAGTATCAGGGCGTTTGCTCTTATCAGGGGCCAGACTTCTCTGGTTATGCCCTTCACATTGATAAAAAAGGTATATTCGGTGGATTAGATATATTTATAGCAAATATTGATAGGTGGTTGGATGGTCGAGGTTGGAATGAAACAAAAGAGTAAGGGAGTGACATTGTGAAATTTTGCAAAAAAGCATTCCAAAAGCACGCAGATAGGAATATTAAAAAGATTCTGTTGTCTCACATTGATGCTCTTGAGGGAAAAGAAGTCATTTTTAAAGAGGGTTATACAGTTGGGGAAATTCCTTTTTATGAAATCGATGGAGAATCATTTTATCTTTACCCAGTTCTGAAAGAATGGTGTACAGAAGATGAGCAAATGACGTTATTTTGAAGTAATTTGAAACAGAATTAGCATTGTGTTACAAGCAAGGGCCTATCTAGGTGCAGGTGATCAGTGGAGGGGTGGCCTTACTCGTTATAGATGTTTTCTCTTGTTAGTTTTTAAAATCTTTCGGTAATAAATGTTTAATATTTCTACGTTCGATTTCACTAAACAATAATTCTATAAATTCATTGTTTAGTTTTAATCTAACAGCATCCAAATACGCAGAAATTAATAATTTATCAGGCATTGTTTGAATCGTCATTACACTCTCCTGTATTTTTGAAAACTTGGATAAAAAAAACACACAAAGAGTATTATCTAAATTTATGCAGAAGTATGGAACAGTTTTGACAAAACTGTCACAAAAATGCCACAAAATATTTGATTAAAGGGAAGGAGTATGAATCTAGTCAAGTTGACCGATTTTTTGAAAGAGGGACATTTATTCATTCAGATGAGGTTATTCGGAGATTAATTAACAAAAGGTAGGTTTTGTTAAATAAAAAAAGACCCTATAAAGGGACCAATTATAAAATCGAGTTTATTTTGATAAGTGCACTCCATTCAATTGCAAGAATGAACAGTGCAAGTGTAAATTCAAAAGCTTTTTCGTTCAAGCTATGTACCCCCTAAGATTAATAAAAAAGCCAGGACTTCTCCCGGCCACCCAATGTTATTTTAACACATGGGAGGGGTTCCTGGTGAAAACAAATATAGAAAACATGACAGCTGAAGTCGATCTTATGAAAAACTGCTTATACGTTGTAAAGGATGGTCAAATTACTGCAGTACCCGCCCCTGTTTCTGGACACGGTGAGTACACAGCCATCTGGAAAGATGGAAAAGTGTTGGATATATTAAAAAATGAAAGAGTTCGTTTAATGGGCCAGGAAGCAATTTAATAAGTCTTACGGAAGAACCGAGGACACTGAATGAGCGCTTATGCGTTTGTTTGGTGTCCTTTTTATTTTGATTTACTCTCTGCAACCAAATTGCCCAATTTGAGCGTTTCTGGCAACTAATAATAGATGGAGGAATATAAGATGAAAACATGGGTTGAAAATATGATTAAAGAATACAATGTCGGCAAAAAAGCCTTAGAGGATTACAGGGAAAAATTGAATTTAGACATCCCATCAGATGCAGAAGAACATAAAGTTGTTAGTGAAATGATCTCTGATATGCAGTATGCGTTGGAATGGATGAGAAAAGGGCGACGCCCAGGAAATAGGAGAGGGATTGATCGAAGGGCGATATATCAGAGAACAACCCTTATGAACATGGATATTTTCCCTGAAATCAATTTAGAGCAGCCGAAGCGTTCTCTAGATGATGAAGAAAAACTAATAATTGTTGAGGTTCTTATGGATCTATCTGCTCGTGAAAGACAGTGCTATTTATTGCATATGGCTCAAGGGAAAAGTTACGCGCAAATTGCTGCTGAAATAGGCATCTCCAGACGTACTGTCCAACAATATGTTGAGAGGGCAAAGAAAAAAGTACAAAATTTTGCAGCTTAATTTATTTTCTTGACGTGCAAAAGACGTACAGTTGCCACTTATTAATGAATAGGTAATGCAGGAAAATATACCCTCTTATCGAAAGTTTAGGTAAGGGGGTGATTAGTTTGAAAGATCCAGTATGTTATTTAAAAGAAAATGGCTGGCATAAGGCAGATTTTATTTTTATCAGTAGGGATTCTAAAGATGAATATAAAGACCAGGAGTTGGATTGGTTTTATGACCACCCAATTCATATCCCAACGATTAAATTAGTTGAAGAAAGTAATGAAGAAGCAATTTTTACAGGAAACTACATCATTGCAGCAGCCATTGTTGGACCAGGGCAAGAAACGCCTGCTATAACAAAAGAGGACTCAGAGGTTAGGATTATCTTTCGAAAGTGTGAATAAAGATATTACCTCAACCTAAGAGGTTTATTTTGAAGGAAAATATCTCCTTTTGTCGAATTAATAGGCGAAAGGAGGGAGGACATGGAGACGTTCTATATTAAGTTTTACATGAATAACGGAGAACGAGTAGACATTGAAGAAAAACAGGATCCTAGCTTTGATTTCTCTGTAACCTTAAACAATAGCGATAAATGGTTTAAGCATAATGATAAGATTATTAATTTGGACAACGTATCATATGTTTCAATCGAGACCGAGACACAAAGACAAAAAATTAATGATGACCTGCAAGCTACAGCAAGAGCTTGGAATTTATGATGTTAGCATCCTTCGGGGTGCTTTTTCTTTTGCGAAAAATTATAAGGAGGTAGGTGCCATGTAATGAACTGGGATGAAATTAGAAAAGAATTTGAGACCTCTAAGATCACATTAAAGGCACTTGCTGAAAAGCACGATATCAAAATCGGGACATTAAAAAGCAGAAAAAGCCGAGAGGGATGGTCAAGGGATCCAACTAAAAAGGATGCAACCAAAAAGCAAAAGGTTGCAACCCTAAAAAATAAGGATGCGCCTAGGAATAGAAGCGGAAACCCAAATCCAAACAATCAATTTACAAAACGGAACAAGGCAGCTGAAAAACATGGCATGTTTTCTAAGTTCCTCCCAGATGAAACACTTGAGATTATGGAGCAGATGCAGGAACACTCCCCTGCTGATTTAATCTGGGACCAAATACAGATTCAATATGCTGCCATCATTCGAGCTCAGAGAATTATGTTTGTTGAGAGTAAACTAGAAATGATTAAAGAGTTAAAGAAAGCAAAACATGAGTATTATCCACGGTCAGAAGAGGATGGTGGCGGAGTAGAGCAGTCTGTTATTGAGGAAGAGTATGAATTTCAGTTTGCTTGGGATCGCCATGCAACTTTTTTAAATGCCCAGTCCAGGGCAATGGGTGAGCTTAGAAGCTTGATAAAACAGTTTGAGGAGATGACGTCAATGGATGATGAAAGACGTCTGAAGCTCGAGCAATTACAAACAGGCATCCAAAAAGTAAAAAAAGAAACAGAATTCATTGAGGAACGCACCAAGCTGCTTAAAGGAACCAAGAAAGATACTGGATTGCTTGAATCACTTATTGATGCATTTAATGGTGAGAACAAATGAACATAGTTTATTCTCCTAAACAACGTGAAGTTATTACTGCTCCTTTTACCCATACGCTTGAAGTTAATGAAGGTACGCCCAGAAGCGGAAAGACAACCGCCGGTCATTTTAGATATGCTCTTTATTTGACGTTAACACCTGATGAAAATCATTTGATTACAGCTTATAACCAAGAACAGGCTTATAGGCTTTTTGTTGATGGCGATGGAACAGGCCTAAAACATATCTTTGGTGATTTATCTAAGGTTAAACATGATGAGCTTGGAGACCATTTAGAAATTCATACTCCAAGTGGGATTAAAAAGGTTTATTACAAAGGTGGCGGTAAGGTTGATAGTGTAAAAGCTATTACCGGTATGTCGCTAGGCTCTGTAGTATTTTGTGAAATAAATTTGTTGCATATGGATATGATTCAAGAGTGTTTCAGACGTACCTTTGCTGCAAGAATGAGATATCATCTTGCTGATCTAAACCCACCGGCACCTAACCATCCAGTTATCGAAAAGGTGTTTGATGTTCAAAACACTAAATGGAGACATTGGACCATTCATGATAATCCAATTCTTACAAAGGAACGGAAACAAGAGATTTATGAAACTCTCTCAAAAAACCCTTATCTCCTTCAGCGGGACTGGCAAGGGAAGCGGGTAATCCCTGATGGTGTTATTTATGGCATGTTCGATATGGACAAGCACATTAAGCCTGCTCTGCTTGGTGAACCATATGAAATGTTTTTCACTGCCGACGGTGGACAATCTGACGCTACATCATGCAGCTGCAATATTGTTACTCGATATACGGATGAAGAAGGGGTAACAAAGTTTAGATTGAACCGAATGGCTAATTTTTACCACTCAGGAAAAGAAACCGGCCAGGTCAAAGCCATGTCTGTGTATGCAAAAGAGATACAGGAGTTTGTAAAATGGTGTACAGAAAAATTCCAGATGCGCTATACAGAGTTTTTCGTGGATCCGGCCTGTAAATCTTTGCGTGAAGAGTTGAGATTAATTGGCATACCTACATCAGGAGCTGACAACAATTCAAAAGATGTTAAAGGCACAGTAAAAGGGATTGAGGTCGGGATTGAACGTGCTCAAAACTCATTAACCAATAAGCAATTCTTTCTTGTGGAAAATGAAAAATACGGGCATTACCACTTTATAAAAGAGGTTGGAATGTACGCCAGAGACGAAAACGGCAAGCCAATTGATGATTTCAACCATGCTTTGGATGAATTCAGATACAGCAATAACTATTTTTATAAACGATATGTAATTTAGGACGATATGTAATTTAGGCGGTGACAACCGATGTTTAAAAACATGCTGGCCCGCATAAGGCAGGTGATGTACAAAATGGGACTGATAAAAGGGATCCGTAAGCTTTCAGAAAATCGAGATATCCCCGTGAATGATGAAATGTATGATCGCATAGAAATGTGGCAGGCCATATATACGGGATATTTCAAAGATTGGCATGATACGTCTTATATGACCATAAACGGCAAGAAGCAGCGTAAGAGAGCATCTATGCGAATGGCGAAAGTAGCTTCACAAAAAATGGCTACACTGATCTTCAATGAAAAGTGTGAGATTAATATTTCTGAAGAATCTCTTGAAAAAACGATCAAAGAAATTCTAAAGGAAAATAAGTTTAACAGAGAGTTTCGGCGCTACCTGGAATACGGCTTTGCTCTTGGTGGCATGGTTATGAAAGCATACTTTGATGATGAAAAGATAAAGGTCTCCTATACAACAGCAGACTGCTTCATCCCCTTAGCATGGGATAATTTCAGAATTACTGAGGGCGTTTTTGTGAGCACGTTCAGAAAAGGAAATAACCGTTACACACATCTTGAATGGCACTTGTGGGAAGATGGAGAATACGTCATCAAAAATGAGCTGTATGAATCAAAGAGTGACAATGAAATAGGTGTGAAAGTACCTCTGTCTACCCATTTCAAGGGCCTGGAAGAGGAGATCATTTTCCATACAATCAAGAAAACGATTTTCGTATATTTTAAACCTAATATTGCAAATAACTTTGAAACGAATTCTCCTTTAGGGATTTCCATTTTTGCTAATGCTTTAGACACCCTCAAAACATTAGATATCGCTTTTGACAGTTTCCAGAGGGAATTTGCATTAGGTAAGAAGCGAATCATTGTTCCTGCTTCAGCAATAAAGACAGTTGTTGACCCTAATACTGGTCAGGTATCTCGGTATTTTGATGCAGATGATGAGGTCTATGAGTCAATGCCTCTTGGTGACGTAATGGATGCGGAGAAGGTTCATGATATTTCCGTTGAATTACGTGTAACGGAACATGTTGCTGCTATCAATGCACTGCTAAATATTTTCGCCATGCAGATTGGTTTCAATGCCGGGACCTTCACTTTTGATGGTGTAGGGGTGAAAACAGCGACTGAGGTTGTCAGTGAAAATAGCGAAACTTTCCGGACAAAGCAGGACCATGAAACAAATGTAGAGGCAGTTATTCAGGAGCTCGTTGACGCCATTGTAGAGATTGCTGATGCTTTTAATGTTTTTCCTCGCCCGGCTGATTATGAAGTAACTGTGGCCTTTGATGACTCAATAGCCCAGGACAAAGACGCGGATATTAACGAGCAGATCAAGCTCCTCACCAATGGACTACAATTACGCAAGAATGCACTTATGAAAATACACGGGCTCACCGAAAAAGAAGCTGAGGACATGCTGAAACAAATCCAGGCCGAGCAAGCAACTGCAACTGCCGAAGCTATAGACTTCTTCGGTGTAAATCGAAATAGGCAGGATGTTTAAGTAATGGATCCACTCAAACAGCAGCAATTAGCTATACCAACCGTGGAAGTTTTTCTGTCGATAGAGGAGCAGCTGCTTATCAATATAGCCAAACAGCTAAAAAAACATCGGTCTTTGTTCGATGAGGATAACATTGTATCCTGGCAAACAGAGCAACTTTCCATGTTAGGGCAGCTTACCCAGCAAAACATAATTACAATTGCTAAGCATTCAGGTCTTGCAGTTAATGAGGTTTCCAAGGCTCTTGAGCAGGCAGGCTTTAGTACAGTGGCAGAATATGAAGTTGTTCTTCAGGAAGCTGTTCAGATGGGGTTGCTTATTCAGCCCCCCAGTATTGAAGCAAGCCAGGCTTTACAAGGCGTGTTAGCTACTTACCAAAGACAAGCTCTTGATGTTTTCAATTTAGTAAACACGACTCTTTTGGAGCAGGCTCAGCAGGTCTATTTAGACATTATTAATCAAACGGTGGGTAAGGTATTGGCTGGCACCGTAACGCCTCAGCAGGCTCTTAGAGAGTATGCCAGCAAAGCTGCTGAAAAGGGAGTTCCTGCACTTATCGATAAAGCAGGAAAACGATGGTCCACTGAAGCCTATATGAACATGGTAATGAGGTCTACAGTTAATAATGTGGCCAATGATATGCAAGATGCCCGAATGGATGATTACGGTGTAGACCTACTGGAAGTATCAAGCCACTTGGGAGCGCGCCCTGGCTGTGCACCATATCAAGGTCGTATCTACTCAAGAAGCGGCACACATCCTAAATATCCAGCCTTTGCAACAACGTCCTATGGGAATCCAGCGGGCTTATTTGGTGTTAATTGCCGACATATTAAGTACCCATTCATTGAGGGGCTATCTCACAAAACCTACAAGCCATATAACGAAAAAGAGAACCGGCAGGCCTACGAGGAAAGCCAACAGCAGCGGCACTTGGAAAGAAACATCCGGAAAGCAAAGAGAGAGCTTGCTATGATGATGGAAATGAAAGACCCATATGGCGTAAATGATGCTGAGGAGAAATTGAAGGAAGCTCAACACCAAATGAGGCAATTTATTAAGAATACAGGAAGAACCCGGAATAGACAGCGTGAAAAAATATATTAGGAGGATTAGCCATGAAAAAGTATCAAAAAACAGCTTTATTGGAAGTAGTGGAAAGGACGAAATGTGGAGGGTATCTAGTGCAGAATGAAGGAGACCCTTCTGATAGATGGGTGATTCCTCAAGAAACATTTGAAGCCACTTATAAAGAGGTTCCTGGTAGTGAGATGTTATGTTCAACAGAGGGCTTAGTTCATGAGAACGCTGAATTCGGGTTTGATATTGCTATTTGCTTGTTAAAAGAAGGGGAAAGAGTTGCCCGCAAAGGCTGGAATGGTAAAGGAATGTTTGCTGTTTATCAAAAAGGATATCCCGATGGAATTCCTTGCAATAAACAAACTGCGGAGGCGTGGGGATATAAAGAAGGAGATTTATTTAAAGTAAGACCTTATTTACAACTCAAAACAGCTCAAGGAGACCATGCAATGTGGACGCCTTCTACCAGTGATGTATTAGCGGATGATTGGGTGGTAGTGTACTAATGTTCGTCTCCAAAAAAGAATATGAAGAGTTAAAAAACAAAGTCGAGCAGCAAGATAAACTTCTTCACGAAATGATATATCACATTACTGATCTTGCGAAGGAAGTAAATGAATTGAAAAAGCCAAAGGAGCCTAACTATTTCGGTTAAGGCTTTTTATTTTGTGTCTTTTTAAGGGTTAGACGCTATAAAGAAACGGGACCTTTTGCGTGAGGTGTGACACGCTAAAAAACATTAAAAAGGAGAGGTTAAGATGGATTTAAAAGAATTGCTGGGTGAGGACTTATATAACCAGGTCATGCAGAAAGCAGGGGAAAACAAAATTGCTATTGTTTCTGACGGCAATTGGTTTCCAAAAGAGAAGTTCAACCAGGTGAACAATGACAATAAGGACCTTAAGAAACAGCTTAAAGATCGTGATGATCAGTTGTCTGACTTAAAAACAAAGGCGGCTGGTAACGAGGAGCTTACTAAGCAAATTAACGATCTGACTGAGTTGAACAAAAAGACTGCTGCTGATTATCAGGCCAAGTTGGACCAACAGGCTTTTGATTTTGCCTTAAAGGATGCACTTTCTGTTGCCAAGGCTAAAAATCCAAAAGCAGTTGAAGCTCTACTAAATAAGGAAGCTATCAAGCTGGATGGAGATAAGCTTTTAGGTCTAGAGGAGCAATTAAAAGCAATCAAAGAAAGTGATTCATATTTGTTTGAGCTAGAACAACAGCAACAGCAGCAAGGCTCAGGGGTTAAATTCACAACCGGTCAGCATCAGAAGCAATCAGGTGGGGAACCGGGAAGTCTCGCAGAAGCTTTAGCACAAAAATTTTCAACAACAAATTAATTAGGAGATGATTATTAATGCCAATCACATTAGCACAAGCAAAGGTCGGAATGGCAGATCATGTTGACCAACAGGTAATTGATGAATTCCGCCGTGCATCTTTCTTACTCGATGCTCTAACTTTCGATAATGCTGTTTCCCCTGGTACAGGGGGTTCCACTTTAACTTATGGATATACTCGTTTGAAAACACCTTCAACTGCTGGGTTCCGATCAATCAACAACGAATACACAGCAAACGAAGCAGAACGTGAGAAGTTAACGGTTGACCTAAAAATCTTTGGTGGAACGTTTAAGATTGACCGTGTAATTCAAGATACTTCCGGTCAGATCAACGAAATGAACTTCCAACTGCAACAAAAGATTCTCGGTGCATCAAACCTCTTCCATAACACAGTTATTAACGGTGATGAGGCGGTTGACTCCAATGCTTTTGACGGATTGGATAAGGCACTTACTGGTTCAAACACAGAAATAAACACAGATGCTGTAATTGATCTTTCCACTGAATCCGGATTAGAAAGCAACAAGTTTGCATTCCTTGACCAGTTGGATAATTTCCTTGCTGAACTCGATGGACGTCCTACAATGCTCATGGGTAACAGCAAACTAATCACAAAAATTAAATCAATCGCTCGTCGTGCTGGATATGCTACAAAGTCTGAGGATGGATTCGGGCGTCCAGTCACTGGCTATGATGGTATTCCTATGATTGACATGGGATACTTCTACAACGGTGCTGCTACTGTCCCAATTGTTCCGATAGAAGACCGGACAGTTGGAACTGCGCAAACAGGACTTACGGACCTTTATGCAGTCTCTCTTGGCATGGATGGTTTTCATGGTGTTTCCCCTACAGGAAATTCTGTAATTCAGACATTTTTACCTGATTTTAAAGCACCTGGAGCGGTGAAAACAGGTGAAGTGGAAATGGTTGCCGCGGTAGCTCTAAAAGCTACTCGAAAAGCTGGAGTACTTCGAAACGTCAAAGTTCAGTAATGAAGGGAGTTTTTTGGATGGCTAATAAGGTTAAAATTAAAAGCCCTAACCCTAAATATACTGGGGTTAGTGCTTCCCTTCAGTTTGTTAATGGGGAAGCTGAAACAGAAGATACATGGCTAATTGAATGGTTTAAGAATAGAGGTTATAAGGTGGAAGAACCTGCTGATAATCCAGTAGAGAACAAACAGTTAGAAGACAAGGAACCCGATGCAGAGCCGAAAAAGTCTGAGATAAATAAAAAATCAGGAAAGACAAAAGCAAAAGAGTCAGATGACAAAAAGGATGAGTAATCATGCCTTACATTGACCAAACATTCTATACTGACGTATACAAGGGTGCCCCAATAGATGCGGGTGCCTTTCCTCGTTTATTGGAGAGGGCGAGTGACTCCATTGATCATATTACTAATTATGCTCTTGTTGGTCTTGATCTTGATACTATGCATCAAGTAATTCAGCTGAATGTGAAAAAGGCTGTAGCTGCTCAGTTAGAGTACCTATCAATTGCAGGGGAAGGTGCAGTACATGGAGAGTCATCACCTACTAATGTCTCTATTGGGAACTTCAGTTATTCGGACGGTCAAAGGCAAAACGGATTATCTCGAGAAGAACGGAGAATTAGTCCGGCGGCTGTTTCTTATTTAAGGGCTACAGGTTTCCTAAACGGAGGAGTGACAGTCCGTGGTTAAACCTATCCCCAAGCATGTATTGATCCACACTGTCACGTATGAGGAATGGCAGGAGGGTGACGGGATAACGACAGAAAGTGGTTTTCTACCTCCTATCACCCTTACTAACGTTCGGGTCCAATCCTTATCAAACATTCGGAAGAATACTAACTCAGAGGAGCTCCTGTACGAAGCGATGCTTTTTTATGATATGGTGAATTCGTCCTCTAGTGGCCCTTTTGAATTTGTTGAAAAATCAAAAGTAACGTTTGCAGGAAAGACGATGCATGTTAAGAAAGTGAACCCAGTTGAGGCACTGGCACTCCATCATTATGAGATTGGATTGACTTAAATGCTTAACTTTAATGTCAGGGTAAATTTCGATGAAACGGATCTTCAGCGGAGGTTTGATAATGCAAGGGATCAGGCTCAGCTTGCTTTAGATACCCAGGTGTTAAAGGATAGTAATTTCTTTATCCCTAAACGAGAAAGGTATTTAGAAAGTTCCGGAGTCCTCCACAGCCGTTTAGGTGAAGGGCATATTGAATGGAGAACTCCTTATGCCAGGCGGTTGTATTACAATCCTCAATATAATTTCTCAAAAGATGTAAACCCCAATGCTCAAGGATTATGGTTTGAAGCTGCCAAAGCAGCATATCTAAGGAGATGGGAAGAAATCGCTGGGGTGCCTTACAGCAGATTTTTTAATGGGAGAAGGTGACTAAGTGGATTTTATTAAGCAAGTATCCAATTATCTTACGAAAAATGTTTCACTGAATGCTCCAATTACTTCACCTATTTTAAGTAGTGATCCTAGTTCAGTGGCAATGCGTGAGGTTCCTTCTTCTATTGGTTCCAGGTATATTAACACTGGGAAAACACTTCAATTCCAGTTTCAAATATTGGTTAAGGATCCGAGCGTAATAAAAGCTAGGGGTACGATTAACTCCATATTCAAATTATTAGATGGACTGTCATCAGCTGCCATAACAAGCACTGACGGCAGTTTTTTAATGACTAAATGCGAATGCTCCACTCTGCCTAGCTGGGTGGAAACAAATGAACGCAATGAACATATATATACTGCTATTTTTGTAGCTGAATTAGAGCAAGGAGGGAATTAATAATGTCCTTTGATTTAATGAACAGTCATTCTTTCATGATTAAAACGGGCACAGATACTACAGCAGGCACAGACATTATGTCTCTGATTGCAAAAGGCATCACAAATGTTGAACCGAGCAACAATGAGGAACTTTCTCAGGATAAATACTTGGATGGGGATGGTTATGGAGAAACAGATGTAATTGGTGCTCAAACTGTTTTAGCCTTTACTGGTCATCGTTTTTATGGTGATCCAGCACAAGACTTTATTTTTAGCAAAACTCTTGAATTAGGTTCAGCTCGCAGAACTACTTTTGAGTGGACCGAACCAGATGGAGGAAAGTTTACGGGGGCTTGTACCATTGCTAATATTTCTGGTCCATCCGGTGCAGCCGGTGCAAAAGGTGAGATTTCATTTGAAATTCACTTTAACGGAAAACCGGCGTATACTCCACCTGCAGCTACCTAAATACAGAATAGAGCCGTTCCCTCGGCTCTTTTTTTAAATTTGAAAGGATGATATTATGCGTAAGTTTGAGTTTAAGAAGTCCTATGAAGAAATAGAGATCGCTGGAAAAGTCTATAAGGTTAGTCTAACAGACGAGGACCGCAAGAAATATAGCGAGCAGCTGAAGAAGTTTTATGACTTGGTTAACAAAGTGAATGTCGTTGACGCGGATAAAATAGCTATTGAGGAAGCGCTGAACCTTGAGGAAGAATTCAAAGTGATTACATTAGAAACATTAGATGTTTTATTTGGGGATCATGCAGGAGAAGAGCTTTATAAGACTTCAGATGAACAGACCGAGGAGTTAATTCCAATTGTTTTTGCTGTAGCCGAAATTATCAATGAGCGCAGGCAAGAAAAACTCAGTAAGTACACTAAAAAGAAAAAAGTGAAGTAGTATGGGTTTTACCTTAACTATGTCATTTGACGAAGACCACTTCGAATATAAAGAAAAGGTCTACAATGTTGATATGGCATTCGATAACATTTTGCTATTCTTAGAAATGTTTGATGATAAAGAAGTCGAGTTTGTAGAAAAGATTTTTCTTGGCCTTCAATTGCTAATAAACGAATATGACGAGTTAATACTTGAATCTTTCGAAGAAGCTTATGAGTTGTTCAAATTTGTATTAAGAGAGTTTCTTGGATTCGATTTGGACGAAAAGAATGAGGGCGGAGAGACCCAAATAAAAACACATGATTATTCAAAAGACGCTGAGTTAATATATGCGTCTTTTTTTGCTGCCTATAAATTGGATCTTTTTGATCTTAAAGGCAAACTTCATTGGAAAAAATTCCAGGCACTGCTTAATAATCTAGACGACAATTCACCATTTAAGCAAGTCATTGGCTATCGGATCATGAAGGTACCTTCTGAAAAGGAATCATCGAAAGAATACCGTCAGCACGTTTTGAAAATGAAACAGCAATATTCACTTGAAGATGGACCAAGAGACGTAACCAGCGTATTTAATTCGCTTGCCAATACCTTTAAATCCCAAGCGAAAGGGGTGAGGGATAGTGGCTGATGGAAGAGTTGTTATAGAAAGCCAAATTGACGATGACGGCATTAATAGGGGATTAAGGAGAATCCAGTCAAGATTAGCAAGCCTTAATGTTTCTTTACTTAAAACGGCTGCATTAGGGTCTGCAATCACCTTAGGTACTTCCTTTGTTCCTGCTGCAGCCGCGGCAACAGGTGCAGTTCTTGCATTAAGTTCTTCCCTAAGCGCAGCTGGGATAGGAGCAGTAGCGTTTGGTGCTGTAACTGTTTCAGCCTTAGGTCAGGTGTTTGAAGCAGCAGACGAGGTTGCACAGCTTGAAGAAAAGATCGCCAATGCAGACACTGCCAAGGAACGAATCGCTGCACAAAAAGAATTAGCTGCATTGTATGCTGATATGAGCAAGGCTCAACGAGAAGCTTTAAAAGATCTTCAGAGCTTCAAGTCCTTTTGGTCTGACTTCGTAAAACAATTCGAAGATCCGATTTTTGAAGCGTTTAGCTCTAGCCTTTCCTTTACTAAAAACTTATTGCAAGGCCTTGCTCCAACGATTACGAACGTGGCAGATGTAATCAATGAACTTCTTGATGAAATGAATAGTTTTGGTGAAGATGGGGGATTCCAGGAATTTTTTGAGTGGTTAGAGACTAATGCAGCTGAAGCACTTTATAACTTTGCCCACATTGCAGGAAATACAATGCAAGGCTTTTTCAGCTTATTGCAAGCTTTTACCCCTTTAGGTGTAACTATGGAAGAGGGATTGCTCAACCTAACTGAACGATTTAAAGAATGGGCTGCATCATTAAGCAGTTCAACAGCATTTCAGGATTTTATTGCATATGTTCAGGAAAATGGGCCGGTATTGTTAGAGACGATTGGGAATATTGCAGAAGTTTTTAAAAATTTGGTTACTGACTTGGCTCCTTTAGGTTCAACCGTCCTTGAAGGAATTCAATCATTTACAAGCTTAATTGCCGATAATTGGCCAGGGATCCGGGAGACTGTCATCGGAGTAGCAACTGCTGTTGGATCATTTCTTGCAATTATGAAAGGATTACAAATCATTGGAGTTATAAATACATTAATGCTTGCTTATAGATCAGGGACATTGTTAGCCACACTTGCCCAATATGGTTTGAATGCAGCAATGCTTGCTAATCCTATTACCTGGATTGTCGCTTTAATCGCTGGACTAATCGCAATAGGCGTCTTGTTATATCGTAACTGGGATACCGTTAAAGCGAAGGCGAAGGAATTATGGAGTGATATTAAAGAAAAGTGGGAGGCCATTAAGCAAGCAACCATCTTAGTATGGGGAATTTTAAAAGACGTAATATCGGAAAAGATCTCGGATGCAAAGACTGCAGTTGTAAATAAAGCCAATGAATTAGCATCTGGAGCCAAGGGGAAATTCCAAGACTTAGTTAATGGAACAAAAGAAAAATTCAATTTAATCAAAACTACTGTGTCGAATAAGATTTCCGAAGCGAAAACCGCGGCAGTTAATAAGATTCAAGAACTTGCTACAGAAGCAAAAAACAAATTTCAGGATTTACTAAATGGGGCGAAGGAAAAATTTTCAAACCTTAAATCGACTATATCTAATGAAATTTCTGAAGCCAAAACTGCAACAATAAACAGAGCTCAGGAGCTCGCATCAGGAGCCAAAAATAAATTTCAAGATGTAGTTAATAGTGCTAGAGAAAAATTCAATTCAGTAAAAGAGAAAATAACTAGTCCTATTCAAACAGCTAAAGAGAAAATCAAGGGATTTATAGAGGATATAAAAGGATTCTTTTCTAATTTAAAACTCAAACTTCCTGATATATCATTACCTAAACTTCCTAAATTCTCTCTCAGCACAGGTAGTAAAACGATATTGGGGAAAACAATTACTTATCCAACTGGGTTTGATGTTGATTGGTTTGCCGAGGGTGGTTTATTCCCGGCTAATAGCCCTCGTCTTATTGGGGTGGGAGATAACAAGAGTTATCAGGAAGCGGCATTACCATTATCTCCATCAGTTTTAGGAATGATTGGACAGAAGATCGTAGATAACATGCCTAGCGGAAATCAAGGGAAAGGATTCTCTCCGCAAATAACAAATTATTTTACACCAGCTGAGTCGACACCTTCCCAGAGTGCAAGAAAACAGGAGCAAATGTTGCAAAGATTAGGAATGGAATATGGAATGAGGTAATGTAATTGAGTAAGCTTATTTTCATTAATTCAAGAGGGGGTATCATTGAATTACATGGGCCTCCTTTTCATTTGATTAAAGTAGATGGCCTTGGTGATGTAGAGGCTGAAATTCAAACACAAAAATCACCATACCAAGATGGAAGTGACTATATCGATTCCTACCTTGAAGAAAGGCCAATAACAATAGAGCTGAAGATTAGGGGTTCCGACCCAGAAGACCTAATTCAAAAACGCCGGGAGTTATCAGCTATATTTAATCCAAAATTGGGTTTAGGCCTCCTCCAGTATATTGATGAAACAGGGATTAAAGAAATAAGGGGAGTCGCTGAGAGTGTTCCGTTTTTCCCATCGGGCATTGAAAACAGAGGGGCAACCTATCAAAAGTCCCTTATTCACCTAAAGTGCCCCAATCCATTCTGGAAGCAAGTAAATGATATTAATGAGTCTCTCTCAGCCTGGATAGGTAAATTCGAATTCCCCTTTGAGTTTCCGGTAGAATTCGGAGAAAAGGCCAACCGGGCAACCATTTTAAATGATGGTGATGTAGCAACCCCGGTAATTATCGATTTCTATGGTCCGGCCATTAACCCGACCGTTACGAATGAGACTACCGGCCAGAAAATCAGAATAAAAAGGACATTATCGGCCACAGATCGCCTTGAAGTGAGCACTGAATTTGGCAATAAGTATGTAGAAATTGTGGCAGCTGACGGTACCAGGACAAATGCATTTCACTGGATTGACCTTTCAGCGGATCCTATTCTTTTTCAACTAGAGCTTGGGGAGAACGTCATTTCCTTCTCTTCTGATGATCCAAATAGTACTGGTTCGGTAAAAATTAGATATAAAAAGCGCTATGTGGCTGTATAGGAGGTGCTACTTTGGAAAAATTTTATTTCTTTGATTCAAATACAGCTATTGGAGACCGTCGAATATATTCTGCAGCCGATTGGTCAAAAGTTTTAGCGAAGTTTTTGGAAAATGGAATATACAAAGAGGGAAGCGATCTTAATGTAACCACTACAGGAACAGATATGACTGTAACTGTTGGCACAGGGGTTGCTTTTTTAGATGGGCATATGTATGAAAATGACAGTGCTCTTACTTTAAATGTGGATGCTGCTGAGGCTACTCTTGACCGAATTGATCTAGTAGTATTGAGGCTTGATTTAACAGAGCAAAACAGATTTATAAGGGTATTTGTAAAAAAAGGAGTTGCTGCTTCCTCTCCAGTGGCTCCATCAGTTGAAGAAACAACTTTTATAAAAGAAATCGCTCTTGCTGAAGTAAGGGTTTTAAAAGGTCAATCTACTATTGCCCAGTCGCAGATAACTGACAAACGGCCTGCAGATTTTGTGGATCCGTTTGTGGATGGATCCAGGATTACCACGCTTGAGGAAGTTACAGTTCCTCAAGCAAAAGAAGATGTTATGAATTGGGTTAAGGGGTTTGGATTAGGACATACGCCTAAAGCATTGGGAAATATAGATTTAAATAGTATTCGTTGGAATAATGGATATCAAACTGGATTTTACTCAGTTTCAAGTGGGGCATTAAACACCCCTTTATCAAACTTTAGTTTCTTCTTACAACTGATTGCAGAAAGCAGTGATACCACTATACAAATTGCTTTTATGAACAGTACAAATACAAGAATTTTTTGGCGGAGGCATACAACCTCTACAGGTTGGAATGCTTGGTCTGAAATCGTAACAACTGACAGAGCACAAATTCATAAGTTGACAAATGATGATGGAGTGGCCATTAACTTTTCAGGCGACTTAAATACCCTTACAACACCGGGACGGTATTACATTAACGGTACCGCGACAAACAGGCCAGATTCACTGCAAGGGCTTTGTGTTGTAGACAGGCTTATATCATCAAACGGCTATATGCAAATGTTTATAGCAGGGACAACAGGAAGGCAATTGTTTAGATATTATAGCAGCGGTGTATGGGGGCCCTGGACAGAATACGCAGCATTTGGTGCATTGAAAAATAGAACCTATATCAGAGCAACTACGAGCCAAGGGCAGACCATCGCTGCCGACGGACTTGTAAAGTTGACTTTTCCGGTAGAAGTTGTTGATCGTCTGAACGAATTCTCTAATAGCACTTTTACCGCAAAAGAAGAGGGTGTTTATCAAATCAATGTAACAATGAAAAACGCAAGCTACAGCACTACAGCAGAAGGAGGAAACCTCCGAATACACAAAAACGGGACTTTCCTCTTAACAATTGCAAGCGGAAGTATGGCGCATGGGGTATTTGGGTCAATAGCGCTTGATCTAGTTACAGGAGATTACATTGATGTGTATGTACTATCAGAGAGCAATTCCAGTGAGTCTGTCTTTAATGAAATCAGCATTGCAAGAGTATTATAGAGAGAAGGTGCATATTTTGCTATCTTTATCCCAAAAAATTAATTTAATATTTCCGGATGCAAAACAAATGGTTGACTTTGTGGCTCGAGACGATTCGGATGGAAAGGGCGAGTATATAGCTGAGTGGAATCTCGATGCGCCACAACCAACAATCGAGGAACTAGAAGCGGCTTGGGCAGAATACCAGGCTAACCCGCCGGCACAGCCTTTGACGGATGCGCAGCGCATAGCAAACCTTATGCTGCAGAGCGCGGAAAAGGACGCACAAATAAAAACACTGGAACAGAAGGACTCGGAAAACTTAATGCAGCTGGCAGACAAAGAAATAAGGTTGAAAATGGTAGAAAGCCAAAATGCAAACATCATGTTAAAACTAGCCTTAAACGGCATCAAATAAGGGGGCTTTTCAGAATGTACGCAGACGTTAAATATTATTATGATCGAGGCTTTTACACTAATGACAATGTAAAAGTATTTGTCCGGGCAGAGTGGATTACACCAGAACAATATCAGGAAATCACAAATGAACCATATGTTCTATAGGTTCTTTTTTGTGCCGGAAGGAGGTAGCTTATGCAGCCTATCCGAATTATTACATTAGGGTTTGAGTTGAAGGGTGAAATCGATAACTATGAATCGATGTGGTTCACCCGTTCCTGGAGCGGAATTGGCCAGATTGAATTGCGGATCAATAGATATAAAAGGCATGTTGAGCACTTAATTAAAAACAATCTGATCATGATAAATCCCAAGAAAGTTTTTATTATCAAACACAGGGAAATAGAGCTCGATGAGAACGGAAAGGCCACAGAGAATTGGCTGATTAAAGGTTTATCTTTAAAAGCGTTAACCAGCCAAAGGCAAACCCTGCCTCCTTCTCATACAGCATATGACAATAAACAGGGGAATACAGAAACGGTTTTAAAACACTATGTTGACCGGAATATTGTAAATCCTGCTGATATAAGGAGAAGAATGGACCAGGTTATCTTAGCTGAAAATCAGAATAGAGGCCCTTCAATATCTTGGCAGTCCCGGTTTAAAAATCTTGCTGAGGAGCTTTCTGAGATTTCGTTAATTACCGGAACAGGGTGGGATATTTCAGTAGATTTTACTTTAAATAAATTTGTTTTCGATACACAGGAAGGAAATAATCTCACAGCAGGTCAAGTGGTGCTTCCTCCGGTAATTTTCAGTCCGCAATTTGAATCTTTGCAATCCCTTCATTACACAGAGAGTGAGCTTAATTATAAAAACGCTGCTTATGTTGGGGGGCAGGGTGAGGGTGTTGATCGTCGGATTGTCGAGATAGGTGATGCTTCCGGCATTGATAGACATGAAATCTTTATCGATGCCCGAGATGTAGAGGAAAAAGACGAAAATGAACAGCCAATACCAGAATCACAGGTTATCCAAACTCTTACTGACAGAGGAAATCATCAGTTGAGCGAGCTTCTCCAGGAGGAATACTTAGAAGGGCAGGTTCTGACGAAAAGTCCCTTTAAATATGAAGAGGACTATGACCTGGGCGATATCGTCACAATCCAAAGCGTTGATTGGGGTGTGACAATGGATACCCGGATCACAGAGGTAAAAGAGATATATGAAACAGGCGGATATAAGCTCGAGGCCACCTTCGGGAACAATCGGCCGACTTTAATAAAAAAGATAAAGCAGGAATTATCGCAAATTAGCGGGGAAGTCCGAAGGTAGGGCTTTTTATTTTGCCTTCAAGGGGGGATTGTGAGTGACACAGGAGGCGACAGCAGTGAATGAACAAGAAAGAGAAATAACCAAGATGGAAAGCAGAGTATATAATCTGGAAACTCGAGTAACTAATTTGGAGAGAACCACAGATAAACACGATCAGCAAATATTCTCTATTAATGAGAAGCTTAATAAGATTGATGAAAACACGACTTGGATAAAGCGGACAATTACCGGTGCCATTATTACTGCGATGTGCACGGGGATTATTGGTGGAAGTATAGCGATTATATTCACAGTTTTTAAAGGAGGAAGTTAAAAATGAAAAAAGATATTGCAACACTTTTAGGAGGGTTCCTTACAGCCCTTCTTTTTTTCTTGTCTACGGTTGGAATTGCATTTGACTGGTTTACTGAAGAAAGTATTAACGCATTTGTGGTATTAGTATCAGCAGCCTTTGCCCTTTTAGTTAACCTGTATGCTGTGTGGAAAAACACCTATGCCAGCAAGAAAGCGCAGCTGCAGAAAAAGGCTCTTCAGGCACAAGGGTTGATGAAAAAAGATAATACAGTAAAAGCATTTAGTTCAACCAAAGCTTTTGAAGATGACGGTAAATAAGCTGCCCTTTTGGGCGGCTTTTATTTTTTTATAAAGGAGAGGTTAATATGACTTACGCATTTGAAAAATTGCCTCAGCTGGTTGATATGAGAGGGAAGCTTCCGAAAAAAGGTTCGTATTCAAAAAGGACCAAAAAGATCACTGATCGGGTTTGGCATCATTCATTAACTTTAAGTCATTTAGCAGGATCAACAGCTGAAGCATTCGCGAAATATCATGTATCGCTTGGATGGCCAGGTGTTGGTTATCATTTAGTTATTGAACCTAAGCGTATTGTAATGACACCTAAAGGTGCTCGAGCTCAAATCGTTTACGCCAATGATATTCATTTAAGAACATATCATGTTGGTAACAGCAACCAGTACTCATTAGGCATTTGCGTTACTGGTGATTATCGAAAAGAAAAACTGGATGATGCCACAAAGGCTACAATTGATGAGCTACAGGCAGCATTAGTTAAAGACGGCATCGGCCAGCGCGATAAATCACACCAAGAGATGCCGGGGTATTCTTGGAAGGCATGCTGCGTGTTTGATTATCAGAAAGTATTTAAGTTCCTTGATGGGAAAATCACTCCAAAACCTTCTCCAGGCACGTATATAATTCAGCAAGGAGACACGTTCTGGGGGCTTGCAAACAATAATGACGGCATCACTGTAAATGATTTGATTGTGGCTAACCCTGGAGTGGATCCTAACAAACTAATGATTGGCCAAAAGGTTATTTTAGGTAAAGCCAAGAATGCATATACTCCTAAGCCAAATACACCTAAGAAGCCTCAATCCTCATACAAGTATCCTCTTCCATCTGGTGTTCTTAGAGAAGGAAGCAGAGGTGTTCGTGTTAATCAGCTAATACGTGCATTGAATGCTGTTTACTTCAAATGTGGTACTGCTGATGGGATCTATGGACCTAAAGTTAAGGATGCCGTAAGACGCTTCCAAATGGTCTATCTTCCTTATGAAGTAGATGGAGTTTATGGTCCTAATACTCGTAAGAAGTTGCAGGCTGTTTTGAAGTCAAATGGATATTAAAAAAATAAGCCCTTCCGGTTGGGAGGGCTTAATCTCTTCCTAAATATAAAATATACCTGTAAAGAATTGAAACATTCCTTACCGATAAAAATAGACTGTATAAAATAATTGTCAGCCACAGAGCCCCAAAAATTGAAAGAGTAATCGATGGAATAAGTGGGGTTTTAATTGGCGATAGATCATAAAGGATACTAAAATTTGAAGATAATATAACGATTAAAGTTCCAAAGATCAGGATAATTATTTGGGTTAGTATTGAGTATGCAAAAAAAGTCACAAGTTGTTTAAGTACACTTGATCTTTGAGCATCTTGGCCAGCTTGGTTAAGTGCTCTCAATGTGTCACGGTTAGCTGCTGCTATAACAGATAGACTTGTAGTGTTAAAACCGGCTAAAATAGCTAAAACTGATAATGAAATTGAATTAATATTTAAGATAATATCTAATATTTTCTTTCCTGAAGGCTCAATAATACCAATACCAAGAAATACTATAACAGATATTGCAAGAGGCCAAAGAAAGTCGTTTCTCTTTTCTGCGGCAGTAGAATATGCGAAGTAATCTTTAATTATTGCTTTTATATGCTTATTTACTGAGTTTCTCTCTCTAGTCTCTTCAGTGGGCCTAATTCTCTCCATTCTTGGTCGCCTAATCGTCAATATTTTCACCTACTTGTATTATAGGTTCAACCCCCTGGTTTTTATTAATAATCGGGTTGTCAAACTTAGAAATTCTTACCATGTGTCTTATTATTTGTGAGCCATCAGGTATCCCGTTCTCATTAACATAAACTTCTTCGTAGTAAGCATGTGGAATTTTAGCCATACTTATTGTTTTAGATTTGCCGGATGGTAAATGACCTGATACCCCGTAATTATCGTACTTATCAAGATCTGATAGATGTTTTAAAAATTGTTTTACTTGCTTAATTCCACCTTTTGAAACTTTATTGCGATAAGTTATTTTCATTTCCTGAAAGTCTTCCATGTTTTGTTCATGAGCTTCATTTGTTAAATACTCGATGCCTTCGTTATTTATATTTCCTTCCACATCAACCATAACGAAAGCTTCTTTAATACGAACAAAATCATCAAGAGCATTAAAAAATTCCTGAGAAGGTAAGGCGATAACCTTAACAAATGATCTCTTCATTATTTTCGCTTTTGGATTAATGGTATTGAATGCCTCCCTATACGATTCAGCTAAATCAGAATGGTGATTTAGGAATCTGTGAATCATATCTCTTCCGACGACACCTTCCCTGTCATGTTGAACCAAAATGAGACCATTCCTTTTATCAAGTACAAATTTTATTTCATTCTTTACACCATGTTCTTTTTCTTTATCTCCAGTTTTGGATTGTGTATATACGTCAATAATCTCTTGTTTTTGCCCATATTTTGCTGAAGTAAAAGTTCCTTCGATAAAATCGGTATCATCTGAGGTTTGGAAGTTGATTAGATTAATCATTTTCCCTTTTCTATGAAATGCACGATTTTGTATAGGGATAGTTGTAATTTTGTTTAAAAGGTATTCAATTTGCTCATGGTCATACCTGTCCTTGGAATAGTAATCACCAAAAAACTTTGGTGTACAGAATTCAAAAGCATTAATCTTAATATATTCATTTCTCCCTGCCATATTTACCTCCAAAAGCAGGTCCCCAAAAAAATTTCGCTTTTTTTATTTATATGCCATATAATAAAGATAACCAAATCTTTAAAGGACATGTCGGGGTAACCTGCATGTCTTTTTTTACTAATTATAATCTAAATGCTACATTTTGGCGATATTTGTAAAAAAAGCTGCCCCTTTTTCAAATTAGGTTTTTAAAAAGGCAAATCATCCCTCACAACTGGTCTAATTTTTCTTCACATCTTCAGTAACTGTTTTCATCATTTTTTTAAAACGCTTATACAGATAGTACTCCAACAACTCTTGCACTTTATTCCTGATTCGTGGATTAAAGTAATTGTGCTGTTCCTCAAACCCTTTATAGATAAATAAAAACATCGTAAATGCTTCATCTCGAGCAACCTGCTCAACCTTCATCTGCCCTTTCCTCATGGCTTGTTTAGCTTCCTTTAAATCTTTTTGTACAGCTTTTATTGTTTCCTCAATTAACTGAAGATAAGGCTCTTTTAGCTTAAATCCTGCCTTATCAATAACGATCAGATCACGTTCAAGAATAGTCAGCAGCATAGGTAGATACATTGCTTGTTCTATAATATCCCGGTCTTTTTCTGGAATCCTTGTCATCTTTAAATCCTCTCAACAGCCGTAATTTCTTCAATCCTGATTCTTCTTTTTCCTTCATCAGATTCAAATAGTATGCACTTCATTAGCGTATCCACTTTGTCAACAATTCCAGTTGTAGCCTGGAAAAAACCATCCTTCCAGACTGTCACTTTGATTGGGACAGTGTAATTTAATGATTCCATGACAATAAATCCAATTTCCTCATATTCCTGTTCATCCAGCTGTGGCTTTTTTTGTTTGTTCTCATCGATGGTTATTTGTTTTAGCATTTTTACATGCTCAGGCATAAAGAAAGCAGTTTGCCATTTCATTTTTCCTCGGTCACAGATCATCCTTTTTCATCTCCTTATATTATAAATTATACAAACGTTTGTTCGTAAATCAACTTGAAATCGAACGTACGTTTGTATAAAATGATGAAAAAGGGGGTTCAATCGATGAAAGGTCTTTTATTAAGGGCTCATGAGTCCGGAGAGCAGCTTGAAATAATTTACCATAGTGGCTCTGGTGAGATCAGTCAGAGAGTAGTAAAAATATTAGAGGTCCAGTCTGATTCCATTAAAGCATTTTGCTTACTCAGGAAAATGCCAAGGGTCTTCAGGAGAGAGAACATTTTATCAATTGGACCAATAAATAGACATAGAAGAGGCGCATGAAATTTATTTTCATCAGAAGGAAGAGTTTTATTATTTAATTTATTAAATTTTCAGTAATTTTCCATTAAATATGTTCAATTCTCTTTAATTAGGTTATATTATGGTTAAACGGAGTTTAATTACGTTAAAACGTAGAAATATTATCTATAATAATAAAAACTAGGAGGAATTTATAATGGCATATGAGACCCAAGATGTCGTTAACTGGTTCCTAGCTAAAGAAGCAATGACACCGAAAAAACTTCAAAAAATATTATATTATGCTTATTCTTGGACTCTTACATTAGAAAACGATGATGTTAGAAATCTGGATAATAAATTATTTGAAGCTGATTTTGAAGCATGGGTGCATGGTCCAGTCATAAGGGAAGTATACGAATATTTTCGGGAATATGGATATCGTGAAATTGAGAAATATGAAGGGGAAATCCCAGAGTTTTCTCATGATATAGAAGGAATTCTTGAAGATGTGTGGGAAGAATACGGTTCATATACAGGCAATGAGTTGGAATCGATTACACATCAAGAAGCACCTTGGTTAAAAGCACGAGAGGGATATAGTCCCCTTGAAAGATGCACAGAAGTAATCACTGATGAATCCATTTTTAGTTACTACATTCAAAGAGTGGTGTAGGAAATTTAATGGCTAGAGAGAAACAGAAAAAAGTAAGGAAATCAAAAGGAACAGAGCCAAAGAAAGCTGTAATAAGGGGGACTGATCCGAACTGGACAGATTCCCCTTTAACTTTTGATTTATCTCATAAAGAATGGTTAAAGGGTGTATCTTTTCGTGATTTTACGAATAAGTTTGATGACGAGACTATGTTTGCGCAGTACCTGTTTGAATTATTCCATAAAGTAATTCCTACTATTCAGCAAAACTGGAAGGACATCGTTCAGGGCCAGGGAAAAGGCAGCTGGCGTCATTGCCGACCTGTAAGTGAGGAAAAACTAGATTTTGTCTTGGGGATTATAGAAAAAACACACAGTCACACATTTAAAGATAAAATAGGTGTGGGGTCTTCTTTATGGCAGTTGGGGTTCACTCAAAATATTAGACTTATCGCAATCTATGATTATAGAAACAACTCTTTAACACCTGTTTTTGTGGATTATCATCATTTGGTGCACCCAGATAAGAACTTCAATCAGCCCGATTATAAAAGATTTGGGTTTTGCCCGGTTTGTGAATATGCATGCTAA